AATAAACTCGGCCACTCCCATCCGGCGGGCTGTACGACCGGCACGGCCGTAATATTCCCTTATCGCCCTGCCGCGAGAACGGACGCTCTCCGCCTCTGCTTTTGCCCACTTATCCGTCTGGGCAAGAGTGACTACCGCTGAGCCGCCTATCTCAACACCTGAACCGAGATACATCATCTTCTGCCGGGCGGCAAACCTCTTACCCTCATCCTCTATCTGGGCAGCGTCCCGGCGTGCCTCACCCTCCAGTATAATACCTTCCGATTCATACATACTGGCCTGGTTATTATACGCACTATAGCCGGCTATGCCTTGTCCTATACCTAATATTACCGGTACTGCCGCAAGCGTCTCAGCGCCCATATTCGTATCTCCTTGCCCAAATGCGGAAGTCTTGCCCCAACCGCGAGTATTGTTTTAGTGTACCTTCCTGTTCAAACCCTATAAATTCCATCCACCTGTCATGCAGTGCGTCAGCCGGGGAGAACGTCTGGATGCGCCACACATTCTCTCGTTCAGCCGCGCCGTCAAGAAGTCCCTTTATCGTGCGGCAGTAGCCCTTCAGATACTGGCGGACATACACCGAAGGTATCTGCCATGCCTCAAGCACTCCCCGCCACAACGGTATACACCCTATACAGGTGATTATTCTTCCATCTTCAATAAGCGAATAACAGTAGGGCAGAAGCTCTACCCTCTCAAGAAACGGCTCGGCTAAGTGCGGAATAAGATATTCCCGCTCATATTCCCGGGCGTCCAGCAGGTTCAGATGTTCCCTGTTAAAAGGCAAAACTTTCATTCTTTCTTACCTTCCCGGGTTATCTTTCTTTATGCGTTTGTCTTTCCTTTTCGCCTGCGCGCGGGTAGCATAGGGACCGCCCACTTGTTTGCCGTTCTTATCCTGCACTATATACCCTTCAGATACTTTCTTTATCATATTCCCTACTCATTCGTTGTGTCGACATACGGCACGATCCCCTGAACGGCGCAGGGGTTCGGTGAGTCCTGCACCACATACACATATTTCCTGCGGTCATACCCGTCAGGGACCTCCAAAAACTTAGCCGCTGTCAACAGTTTCGCCGGCCGGCCCGATACCGCCCCTAAGTCCCTGTTCTGCAAAGTTTCAAGCCGGTAGATATCCGTCCCGTATTTCGTCCCGCGTGAGTGCCGGAAAAGAAGCCCCAGACGGTTAACTGTAGTTATCCTTGCCTGAGCCGTTCCGGCCAAAGCTCCTATATCAAGCGGCATAGTCTGTAAACGGCCAGTATACGGTAGCCCCACATGCACCACCGTCCCGGCGGTGTTAAGCGTTATTGCCCCGCTTGTAACGGTGAAATCCCCGTCATCCGCCCCGTCTACCTGAGCCGAAACCGTCTCTCCTTCGAGGTGGTCCAGGCCGGTTATCTCTGTTACGGTCAGATACCACCCGTTCTCTTCTATCTCATCTGTCGAGTCGAAATCCTCGGTAATAGTACAAGTGACTTCAGTATCGGAAACATAGGCCGTTATGAGGGCCCGTCCCTTTTCTGTCCCGGTTACGGTCTTTTTGACTATGTACCGGCCCACATCACTGGCAGAAAAAACAGCTCCGGTAGCCGTGAACGAAACGCCCGTACCCGTCAACGCCCCGGGGGTAACCGGGACCGTTTGGAGATTATCTAAAGTTAAAGAACTGTCTAACCGGATAAGCTGTTTTGCCTCTTCGTATAATATCCGGCGGTAAGTGTCATCGTCCGTATCCTCGTCCCCCGTATAATAGTCCTGCTCCTCAGGCAAGAGTTCCTCCGCGGCCAGGTACTCCGTATACCGCCGGGTGTTGCCATTTATCGTCCTCTCGACTACCGCCCACAGGCTATCCTGATTGTCCGGTTGCGGTTCTCCGCAAACCGAAAGAATTTTAACGTCCGTACCACCAAGGTGGTGTTCATGCCAGGCGCTTATCTCCTCGGCCGTCTTGACCGTTAACCCGAGAAGGCGGCCGTCCTCTACGACAGACCATATTATGTCGGCCACACCCTGTTGTACGGCAAGCTGAAGAAGTCCGGAGTCCGTTATCTCATCCGAAAAGATATTAAGGTTTTCTGCCTTATATTCGTCCGCTAAGAGGGAAAACCCGAATTTATTAAGTATCCTGCCCCCGCGTTGTATATAAAAAATAGAGCTTCCTACCCGAACAGGTACGCGGTATTTACAACCTATGAACTCAAGCGCCTGAACAGCTATATCCGTCCCACTAATGGGCGTGGCGTCCGAGCCGCCATTTGCTTTATATACCCCGCCGAAAGTGCCTATCGCAAGAAATCGGCTCGTGCCGGAAAACCACTGGATACGGTCGGCCACATTATTCTGGGACGCTATCGGAAAAACTACCGCATCCTCTTCAGACGCCCCGACAGTAAATACGTCATAGTTGACCGTTCCGTCATTATCGGGGGCTTTACTACCCCAGAAAGTTTCAGGGTCGTCGTCAGTACCGCCATAAAAAAGACGACCCCCGTAAAAGGCTACCGCCCCCGGCATATTCCCTTCTTTAAAAACAACACCCCCGGAAGAGTAGGCCGTGAACCCGGAAGTATCAACATCCGCCCCTGTTTCAGGGTCGGTCAACTCGAAATTATTCGCCGCCTTATTAGCCACCTTATATGTATTTTCGTTTACCTCGGTCATTCCTACAACGCCATTTATCTCGATAATATCGCCATTCTCAAATCCGTGGGCGGTAGCAGTAACGACTCCGGGGTCGGCTTGAGAGATACCGCTGATAGTCTTAGTAAATGGGTCGTCTGTACGCGTAAACGTGCTGAGCGTCCAGCTGGCCTCACCCGACCGGATAAGTTTACGGGGCTCATAGTTCGGGTGGGTTATATACATAAGGTCCGCCTTCTGAGCGAACTGAAGTTCATACAGGTCTGCTTCTTCATAGGGGGTGTCAACCTCGTATATCTTCTGGCAAGTACCGCCGGACGTAAAAGCGGTATATGTAGTGGTGTCGATCGCGTTCCCGTCAATATCTGTCAAAGAGAAAGTATTAGTGTTTATATATGTGACCAAGTAGTAGTTATTATTAAGTTCGGTCATACCCCCAACCCCGGAAATATATATCTCGTCTCCGTCTGAGTACCCATGAGAGCCTACAGTTATAACCCCGGGGTCGGCCTGGGTGATACCTGTTATAGGTTTCGAACCGGTAGAGGCATATGCCGCGGTTGGGGGAACAAAAGTAGAAGTCCACTTCGCTGTACCTTTTAATATGGCCGGCTCATCTATGTGGCCGTTAAAGGGATAGCGCTTTCCGCTATATGTTTCGTTCCCTAAAGTAAGTGTATAGTTATTAGTATAATTCCGAGAGTCGGTAAAAGTAGTGTCCAGCACACCGTCAATAAAAATACCCGCCTGGTCAGCGCCGAGGCCCCAACGAACATATGCTATATGCGCCCACGCTCCCGCGGAAACTGTCCCCGAAGATGTTTTTGAGCTGCCCCCATCTGCTGTAAACTGCACCTTTCCGGTTGTAGTGATATCAAGACTCCACCCGGCGCTTGAGGCCCCGTAAGTCGCAAGAACTATCATAGACGAACCAATAGCCGCAGGCCTTACCCAGGCCTCTACCGTAAAAACATCCGTACCGAAAAGAAAATCAGCAGACTTGGGCGCGGTGACGTAATCTCCCGTGCCGTCAAGAAGCAGAGAAGCCGTCCCAAACTTCTTCTGGGCGGTATCAAGTTGCGCGTCCCCGGCAAAAGTAAGGGTCTGTCCGCTCTCGGCATCATAAGAAGTGGCCCCGTCACTGCCGTCAAAGTGAGAAAGAAACTGATACTGGTCGGTACCGGCATCTTCGAATATGAGTCCCCCATCGGAAAAGAACCGGAGTTTTTGGTCAGAGAACGCAAGAGCATAAGACTGGTCATCATTAAAAACAAAGGGAAAAAGTACGGTATGGCCATTCAGCCGGGTGTGGTGTATGTACTGGAACCCGGGACGAAACTCAGCCGGCCCCTGCGCCTGAGGGATAAAATTCCGACAAGTAAGCGTGCCGGCTTTGTAGAAATTGGGAAGATCTACCCGGGCAAGAAACTTTTTTGAGAGCTGGCCGGCCGCAAAATTTATAAGGGATGCGTTTACTTCCACCTGTTAAGCCACCTCCTCTTTATCGTCTTGCAATTAATCCGGTATGCGGGAAGGGTTCCCCTCGTACCCCAACCCTGAACTGTACCTGCGGCGCGCTCCTATCACCCTGCTTCTTGTTATCCGTATCGGCGGTTTATCCTGACCGTTCACCGCCCGGGCCTCTTGAAGAGCCTCGGCCAGAAGATTCCGGCAATCCGTTCGCAGGGTGGTTTTACCGGCAAAGGCATACGACATATTCACCGCAAGCTGCAGCGCAAACGCTTTTATAAAAAGAGCGTCAAACTTGGTCGTGTCATCCTCATCAAAAATATACCCTATCGGCAGAGAAGGCGCTAAAGACGCAACCCCTCCCGAAGTATACGCAGCGTATCCTGAAGTATCCACATCCGCCGGAGTAGCCGCCTGGGTCTGAAGAGAAAAAGTGTCGGTCGTAGCGTTAGCAACGGTAAAATGGGTGTCGTTCACGCTTGTCATCCCCGCCACATCTTCAATAAGCACGACCTGGCCATCCTCAAACCCGTGGTCCTCGCAGGTAACTACTCCGGGGTCAGCTTGGGTTATGCCGGTGATCGTTTTCTCTTCGGCGCTGCTATAATTATCACTCGAAAGAATATAATTATCTGTCTCTATCGCGTATTCTTTCCCCACCAAACCCTCGTTTTCTGAACCTATAAAACACAAGCGGGCAAAATCCGAAGGCAAAAGGAACTTATAATCAAACTCAAAAGGGGGCGTTGTGGTTACTGCGTAAAGGGTTGTACGGGTCTTGGCAAAGTTCCAGGGGTGCTTACGCAAAATCTCCTGCCTGGCGGGGGCAAAATGCCGAGTACATATCTCCTCTTCCTTTGTGGACTCCGCAGTTAGGGAGTCTATAGAAGGGACTTTGAGATAATCAAGAGCCATGTTGCATATCTCAAGCGCTGTCATATTTGCCTCCGTTATTTATACCACAAGCGGGGAGGTAGTCTCCCCGCTTATGGTTTTCCGCTTTGCCGTGTGTTACGCAGACTTTACAAACAGAGCGCGTATGGAAACCGTGCCTGCCTGCGCAACCGCGTTGTTCGAAGTCAGAACCAGGTCGTACATCTGCTCCGACGGGTCAGAGTCATCCGCCAGCGAATACACCGGGTCACCTATCTCGTCAATAGGCAGACTCGCCAGGCCATTCTGCTCGGAACCGAGAGCCTTGCCGGCGCTGATATCCCCACCATCCAGGAGAATATCAGCGTCCTTAGCCGCGCCTCCCCTTTCAAGCAATTCGTAAAAACCCAGATCCACATCATCCAGGCCCGATATCGCGTCGCAGTTGATGTCTATTGAGAGAGGAACCCAATCAGCCCCCACCCGAGCAAGGCGGTACTTGGACCCCGCGCTGTCGGTAGCAACCGTCTCAAAACTCCCGGCAAGAGCGATTACCTGACCGCCGTTGCCTTCGGATTTGATAGATGTGCTCAGTTGATATGTGTTTATAACAGCCATCCGTCACCTCCACGTTAAATGTTATGGGTAAATCCTGGGGGCGCCTAAACGCCCCCGGGAGTTCTCTTCACTCTACCGATTAAGTTACGTCGGTAGTCTGAACCTTCTGGACTCTCTGGCCATCCGTACGGACAGCACCCAGGTCGCCCATCACCCTTATGTACGTGGATTCCACATAGTTCGGGTGATTCTCGATCACGGTCACGTTGAACTCTTTGCTCATGCCGTAGACCAGACCTTTGGTCGACATGGCAAAGCAGTCTCTCACGCCGCTTGAGACCGGAAGCTGAGGGTTGTCCACTCCGCTACCGAACAGGATAACATCCATCCCGAGCGCGCGTGCGACTTTCCCCTTGTCCACAACATACTCCGCCGTGAAGTCACGACTGGTAAGCTGCGACAGCTTCATCATCTTCGTTTCCTCTTCCTCGGTGCAACCTATGAGTAGGTCCTCCGGAAGCTCCAAGCCGACTTCCTTCGACTTGAAGTTGTCCTTGATCTCGAGAAGTTTATCGTATGTAAGACCGGCAGTCGCATCGACCGTGGCCCCACCATCTGCCGCGAAAGTAACGGTCGTGCCGAAAGATTTACCGGTATACACAGACGCGTGAAGCGCGTCTATACCTATCTTATCGGCTTTACGCATGATCGCGTACATGCACTGCTCCACCAGGCGTGAGGACGGGTCCTCAAACATCCTGCGGGCGTCCCGGTTGTCCACGATAAGCTCGACAAGGATCCTATCCGTGTCCAGTTTCCTACGCGTGTAGTCCGGGTTCTGCGGATCTATGAGCGGGTTACGAGCGTTGTTGGTTTTTGCCTCTACCATAGATACCCCGTCATAAGCGAAATTCTCACCGGTTATGGGGAGTACCTGGCAGCGACCCATCAGACGAGTTTTCATCTGCTGAGCCTTCACATGAAGCAGATTACTGAATTGAGTAATCAATGCGGTGTCAACAGCCATCTGTCACCTCCAGGTTAAGTGTCACCAAAAAATTAACGTACTTTTTCGGAAACGCTCCCCGGAAAGTACTTCCGGACGTTGCCTTCGCCTGTTAAGACCGGCGCAGGTCTTGAACTGACAATCGGACATTTGCATGCTCCCCGACGTGTTCAATATAAAAATATACACTATAAAAGTTATTTTGTCAAATTATTCTATATTTTTCTATTTTTTAAGAGCTCGCATCTTCGCAAGAAGAGCCGCGTTTTTCTCCATAAGCTCCGTATGTTTCGGGTGCTGCCAATCCGAAAAGCCCTCTTCTCTCATAAGCTCGCGCTGCTGAGCACTAAGGGCCTCAAACGACTCCCCGCCGGCAGCGCCGGCCGCCCCCGGGTCGCCACCCTTAAAAGCGTCCTCTTTTCCGTACTTCTTGAACACATTATCTGTAACCGCAATAACCATAGCAAGCTGATCCACCGACATCTTATCAAGCGCGGGAATAACCTCTTTTGGCAGGCTCTCCTTAAGGACTTTCTGGGCATTTGCCACGATGGCATCTTTATTATCACCAAAAAACTCCTGGTTAAGTTTAGCAAAAGCCTCATCTTCAGCCTGTGCGTTAGCGGTAGAGTCCTTAACTTTACTCAACACAAGCTCTTCAAAACCTTTAGATACCTTCTCAGCCATGTCTTTCGGAACGCCCGCCTCAAAGAAAAGGCCTTTGACTGCCTTCTGAAACTCCTCGTCCGGCTTAGCGTCCTTATTACCTTCCGTGGGTTTAAGCTCATACCCGTCCGGAGAATCCGGCCGACCTATAGCTTTATGGAACGCATCCCAATCTTCAGGCTTGGCGTTCTCTCCGGGAATAGTAACCCCTTTTCTCCCTATTAGTTGATTCTGGTTATCAACGAAACGGAAAAAAGACTCGGGTGTTGTGTTGTTCTCTTTCAGCCAAGAGCGGTCTTTAAGGTCTTCCGGAACAAAATCCAGTAATGACTTATCCCCTGTTCCGGCCCCGTCACCGGCACCATCGCCGGCCCCATCACCTGTTCCAGAAGCTGTACCGTCACCAGCACCATCACCGGCTCCGACGCCGGCCCCATCACCTGTTCCAGAAGCTGTACCGTCACCAGCAAAACCTAAAAACATCTTTGGAAACAGTAAATCAGTTAAAAAGTTCATCTTCTCCCCCTTTGGTTTTTGGTTCGTGGAACGGGATCTCTACGCGCATGACGGTCTCCCGGTCCATGTATTTTCTAAGCTCGAGATACGTGCGACGTTTAGCCTCGGCCATTAGCAGCACGTCTTTGTTCACGCCCTCTGGTGTTTCGTGAGTAAGTGGTGAAAGGAAATGGCTCTCATACATGAGAAACCGTAAAAGTTGAAGGCCCTCGTTACTTTGCGAAATGGCCGCCAGGCCCGTTGTCATGTTCTCTCTGAATTTCTTTACCCTATCTTTTGCCTCTTTTCGCCTTTCCCCCCGAATCTTTACCTCATCCTGCATTATCCTCCCCCTCCGAGTTTTGCCCGAGCATCAGCTATGTTCTTGCCAGACTTGGTTAGGGCCTCGGCAAGTTGCGCCTGTTGTGCCGCCTCTTGGGCTTTGTCTCTCGCGTCTCTACGCACCTTTATCTCATCCGGCGAAAGTATAATGTCCATAGGCGCTCCGGAAAGCTCCGCCGAATACTGCACTATCCTGTCTGTGTCAAGGGCTATCATGGCGTCTCCGTTAGCGCCTTCCATCTGAATAGCGTTATTCACCGTTGCAATTATCCCACGGTACTCTTCCTCTCTCATAACATGCGCCGCCGGAGATATATACGCAATATCATAAATTTTTTGCCCCTTAGCGATAGCATCAGCCACGTCCGGCGGGATATCAAAGGGGGTGATGCCGTTCATCTCAAGCACTAAAGCGGTAGAATAATCCCCCGGGGCCACACCTAAAAGCCCCATTTCAAAAAGAATACTGTATGCGCGTGTTATGAGGGGGTTAAGTATCTCTGCGGTGTACCGGGCGTATACCGAGGCAAGGGCGTCGCTACGTATCTGGTATCGCATCTCAGCCTCACCAAGAGTCATTCTTGTCTTATTATTAAGGTCATACAGCCTATCAATAAGAAAATGCTGGAGTATCTCTTCCCGCGTCTCGGTAATGGCGGCGGCGCAGCTATTCAGCTCCCCTATATCAAATATCGTTCCTATAGGCGCCTGACCGGGAGTGCGACCGACAGTATTGAACACCGAAAGCCCGCGAGCGGAAGTATCGACCGTACCCCCGCCTAAAGTACCGTCATCCTGTATCCAGAGCGGGGGTTCTACTTTCTTCTCCTGCCCCACAAGAAAAGACTCTCGTAAGGCGTTGATCTGCATGATAGCCGGAAGAGCGTCCATTCCCGGGCCCCGGCCAAGTACCTCATTCGCCAGCTTATACCATCTACCCACGCGGGCCGGCATCTCGGAATACCCGCTCTCTTTCAAAAGATGCTTTTCCTCAGGAAGAAAATGGTAGCTCGCCACTGGCATGCCTTCAGCCCCGTCGCCCTTCTGCTCTTCTTTTGGCCGTGGCTCGATACCAACAGTAAGAAGTACCTTATCGTTTCTTTGTTTTATGTTGTCGTACTTTTTCTGGAGCTTTTCCGGGAGGTTCTCTTTACCATACCGGGCGACCAAAGCGGTAAGAGTTATCTTCTCATCATAATATACTGTATCAATATATCCATCTGCCCCCTCGTTAATAAGTATATTCTGTATGCTCCAGCTCCTGAAAAGGAGGGGGTTCTCGTAGTCCCCTTGAAAAAGAGCTATACATCCTGTCCCGAAAGCTCCTTCTTCACATATCTCTTCGTGAAAGGCCGGCTCGAAACCCGCCTTGACAGACTCCATAGCCTCGGCTATTTCTTCGTTCACCCTAAAATAATATTCATTATTTTGTTTAGTATCGGGAATATTCTTTGGCCGGCGTATACGAAAAGTCTTGCCCCCGCTTTTCCAGAGGGCACCCATTATGGCTGAGGCCATAGCGGCGTTCGCGCGAGCGGCAGTAGAGTCGTTTATCATGCCGTCGTTAAGGAACGCCCCCTCCTGAGTCTGCTCAAGAAAGTTCTGCTTTTTAGCGTATATGTATTTACCGAGGATCTGATACTGCTGCAGCCAGGGGTCTTTTAGGGCTTTCAAAGAGTCCCTTTTCTTTTTCAGATAATCTATGTCAAATGGTATGAGTAGTCTCCCTCCTCGTCTATTTGGCGTGCCTTTTGCTCGCACAATGCTACGAACGCCAGGAGCATGAACATCGTCTGCGTCATTCGTGTCGGAAACGTAAAAAACATATTAACCCCTACACAAGCCATACCGGCTAAATACATCGGGCATCTGCGCAGCCGCCTTATCAAATTAACAAAATAAGCGGCAAAAAAGCCGAACCCTAAGACCCCTAACTCCCAGAATATCTGAAGAAAATCGTTATGCGCCTGGGGAAAGGGGTTGGGGTCGTGTTTGAAAAGCGGAAAAAGCGGCAGGAAAGTATCTAATCCTCTACCGAGAAAAATCGCTTTCCAATCGACCGGACCTGTAAGATGCGCCGGTTCGGCATGCAGGGTATTCATAACCCAACTCTTTACTATCTCAGGCCACACAGTCCAACGACCCCAATGAAGTTCCGCGTACCACGACTCCCAATCGCGGGCTATAAAAAGAGCGACAAAAACAGTTCCTAAAATTGTAGCGACAAACCATTGCCGGGTTTTAAAGACCCAATAAACAAACACCCCGGCGGTTAACGCCAGGGCAAA